AACTTCATTTTACACTAATGGTGGATACCTAATGATTGAAAAAATTAATTCTGTAAGTGGACTATATGAAAATGAAATTATACAATATGCAGCTTATAATTCTGGAACAAAAACTTTATCAGGTTTAGTTAGAGGAACTAATTCACCGTTTAGAGGACAGACTCCTAAAAATACTATTGCCAGTAACCACGATGCGGGAGCAAATATTTTTGGAGCAAGAGAAGTTTATTCTTTAAATACTACAACCTCTCCAAGCGGAGGTCAGCCCCCAACAGTTACTAATCAAAATGGTTATTATTTAAAAGACAATGATGAAGGTTTCTCATGGGTTGCTAACTTTACAGGTGGAGGAAATGGTTGTATTGCCGGCCCTTTAAATGTTAATATAACGGACGGGAGAAGTTAATGACATATGACGAATTAAAAACAAAAATTAGAGATTACACTGAAGTATCAAGTAATGTACTTACTGACACTATTATAAATGGATTTATTGAAGATGCAGAATTTAGAATTTTAAGAGAAGTAGACTCAGACAATAACAGAAGATATGCAACAGCTAATTTAGTTGTCAATACTAGATTCATAGATACACCTGATAATTTATTAGTAGTAAGATCTGCTCAAATTGTAGACTCTGATGGAACTGCATTAGCAGATAATAGAGATTTTTTACAATATAGAGATACTAATTTTATGGCTGAGTTTAATCCTGTAGGATCTACAGGAGTTCCTAAGTACTATGGCTATTGGGATGAGAAAACCTTAGTTTTTGCTCCTACTCCAGATGCTACTTATACAGTTCAATTAAATTATATATTGAAACCTAGTGGATTATCTAGTACAAATACATCTACATATTTAAGTTTACAATTTCCCAACGGCTTATTATATGCCTGCCTAGTAGAGGCTTACGGTTTCTTAAAAGGACCCCTTGACATGTTACAGCATTATGATAAAAAATATGTTGAGGCTGTTAAAGGATTCTCAATTGAACAAATGGGAAGACGAAGACGGGATGAATACCAAGCCGGTGTTCCTCGAATAGGAAAACAATAGGAGAAAAATTTTATGGCAATAACACAAGCAATCGCAAACTCATTTAAAAAAGAATTATTAGATGGAGCTATGAGCTTTAAACAAACAGGTGGAGACACTTATAAAATAGCTCTTTATATTTCAACAGCAACTTTAACTTCAGCAACATCAAGTTATATTACCGCTGGAGAAGTAAGTAATACTGGTCAATACGCAGCAGGTGGTGGAGCCCTAGTTAATTTAGGAACTTCTATAACTGCAGGTGTTGCAAGATGCGATTTTGCAGACAGATCTTTTACTGGAGTTACGTTAACAGCTAGAGGAGCTTTAATTTATAATACAACAGCAGGTTCAGGGTCAAGTACTACTGATGCAGTTTGTATTTTAAATTTTGGAGCAGATAAAACTGCAACTTCTGGTACGTTTACAATTCAATTTCCAGCACCAACATCAACAGCAGCGATACTAAGAATATCGGGCTAGTAGGGGGTATACTCCTATGGCGGATAAAACTTACACAGTCACCGTAGCAAGTGGTAATCTTTATGGTGGAGGTACAGGTAATGTATTCTATCTAGATGGCGTAAGAAATTCTACAGGACCTGGAACAATAGATTGGGTTGCAGATGCATCTTTACGTTTTGAACAAAGTGGAAGTTCTAATAATAATCACCCTTTAATTTTTTCTACTACTACCAGTAAAGATCAGTATTTAACTTCTGGTGTAACATACTATTTAGATGGCGCTGTTAGCTATGCTCAATACACAAACACAACTACATTTAATGCAGCTACTACTCGTTATGTAGATATTACTCCTTCTTCTTTTACAGATTTTTATTATTTATGTTATGTGCATGGTATTGGTATGGGCGGTATCATGGATATGGTTTCTAATTCATGGGGAGCTCACACTTGGAATCAAGGAGCTTGGAATCAAAACCAAGATATAGTAGTTCCAGTCACTAATCCAAACAATGTAGCCTGGGGCGGAGATACTTGGGGCTTTGGCGATTGGAATAATGGTGACAACATGAATATGACTTTAAACAATGATGGTATCATTGTTACTGGTCAAGTAAATGTTGGTTGGGGTTCTGACCAATGGGGTATTGAAACTTGGGGTGAATCCGGTAATTTACATGCAGTAACAGGCATAGCTATGACTATGGCTGAAGGACTTAGTGGTGTTTCTATAAATGGAGATTCAAGTTTAATACTTAATAGTCAAGGAGCTACAGTGACCTTAGGATCTGTAGAAGCTTTTTCTGCATTTGTTGCAGAACCAACTGGTTTACCAATGGTTGCAGAAGTAAACTTCAATCCTGCCTTTGCACAACCAACTGGAATAGCTATGTCTGCTAATCTAGGAACAGTTAATGCTGACAATATTACTATAGCAGAAGTTTCAGCTCAATCTCCAGTTACATGGGGTAACTCTAATTGGGGATTTGGAGTTTGGGGTAATCAACCTGTAAATACTTTGGTTATGGCTATGTCTGAAAACTTTAGTGGAGTAGATCCTGCTCCAGATGCTGAATTAACAGGTCAAGCAATGGCTATGTTTTTAGCACCAGGAAATACTTTTCCTATTCATGGAGATGCAAGTACAGGGGCCGGTGATACAAGTATGAATTGGGGTAATTCTACTTGGGGTAATTCGAAATGGGGAAATGGTCAATTTATAGCTGATCCAACTTATGGTCAAACAATGACTATGACATTAGGTCAAGAGACTGTTGATTTAAATACACCTATAGATGTAACAGGATTTGCTTTAACAGTAGCTTTAAATTCAGTAGCAAATGTAGAAACAACTAATGTTGTTTTTCCAACAGGATTTGGCTTGACAGCTAGCTTAGGAAGCGCTACAAATGTATTGATTTGGAACGAAGTTAATACTGGTACAGCACCAGTCGATCCTCCGGGATGGCAGGAAGTTTCAACTAACGCTGCATAATAGTGTTTGACACTATAACAAAATTTAATTAAAATTAAGATATTGGAGAATAAAAATTATGGCAAATAGTACTTCCGCAGATTTAAAACTTACGATCCAGGCAACAGGGGAAAACTCAGGAACTTGGGGACAAATTACAAACACAAACTTAACAATTTTAGAACAAGCTATCGCTGGTTTTGAAACTGTTGGTATTACAACAGGTGCTACTTTAGCTTTCACAAATGGTGCAATTTCAAACGGTAAAAATCAAGTATTAAAATTAATAGGTACAATTGCAGGTGCAGTTAACGTAGTTGTTCCAGATACTTTAACAAAATTATACGTTATAGATAATGCAACTTCAGGCGCTCATGCAGTAACTGTTAAAACTACTTCAGGTACTGGAGTAACTTGGGCAGCAGCTGACAAGGGTACTAAAATGGTTTATTCAGATGGTACTAATGTTGTTGATACAGCTTTCACAGATTTATCTTCAGATTACTCACCACAACTTTCAGCAGATTTAGACACTAACAGTCACAACATTATTATAGATACAGCACACAGTGTTTTAGATGAAAACTCTAACGAGCAAATTACATTTACAACATCTGGTTCAGCAGTAAATAATTTTGGCGTAACTAATGCAGGAACAGGTAGCGCACCTTCTTTTGCAGCAGTTGGTGGAGATTCTAATATTGATTTAAATTTAACACCAAAAGGTATTGGAAGAGCAACTTTCAATGGTCAAGGTAAAATTCAAAGTGTTGCAGAAAAAGTAACTACGGCTGCAATTGCAGCTACAGGTACAGTTGCTTATGATGTTCTTACACAAGCAGTTTTAAACTACACAACTAATGCTGCAGCTAACTGGACTTTAAATGTCAGAGGTGATGGATCTAATTCATTAGACTCAATTATGGACACAGGTGAGTCAATCACAATTGCTCACGTGGTAGCTCAAGGTGGTACGGCTTATTATAATTCAGCATTTCAAATTGATGGATCATCTGTTACACCTGAATATCAAGGTGGTGCTGCACCAACTGAAGGTAATGCAAGTTCATTAGATGTTTATAGTTATACAATAATTAAAACTGGTTCAGCTGCATTTACAGTGTTAGCTTCACAAACACAATTCGCATAACCAAGGAGTTAGAAAGATGCCTATATTAGGAAGTTTCGGAGCAGGTTCAGCAAGAGGTTTCGGTGAAACATCTGGTGGAGCAGCAAAATATGAAATAGAAGCTCTTGTCGTTGCAGGCGGAGGAGCTGGTACAGGTTCAATTGAAAACTCAATTTCTGCTGGAGGTGGAGGAGCTGGTGGTTATAGATACACTGCTGCTCTCGAATTAGCAGGCGGAACAGAATATACAGTTACAGTAGGAGGCGGAGGTCCTGGTCCAACAGGAGGTCCTGGTCCAGCTGCAGCTAAAGGAACTAATTCAAGCGTAATAGGAGGAGATGTTTCCTATTCTGCATCAGGCGGCGGACATGGCCCCGGTGGTGCTGGAGGTTCTGGATCCGGTGGAAGTTCTTATTACGGACCCTCAGGAGGTTCTGGTAATGTAGGAGGTTATTCTCCCTCAGAAGGAAACAATGGCGGAACAGCTGCAAGTTATGCACCTGGAAGTACCGGCAGAGCTGGTGGCGGCGGTGGCGCAGGCGCAGTTGGAGGAAACTCAATGGCTGGTGGCGCAGGAAGTGCTTCCCCTAGTATTGAAGGAACTCAAAGAGCTGGTGGCGGCGGCGGAGCACAAGCTTTTGGTAGCGGCGCTTCTGGTGGAGCTGGTGGCGGCGGAGCCGGAGCTTCTGGAAATGCTAATGGTACTGCAGCTCAAGCAAATTTTGGCGGCGGTGGCGGCGGATCTGGTTCATCTTTTTCAATGCAAAGAACTGGTGGAAATGGTGGCGCTGGAATTGTAACTTTAAAAATATTAACAGCTGACTATTCAACAACTGTAACAGGTTCTCCAAACGTTTCTGTAGTAGGGGATTACACATATGTTCAGTATACAGGGACTGGGAGTTACACAGCATAATGGCACATTTTGCAAAATTAGATGAAAATAATATCGTTATAGAAGTAGTTACAGTAAAAAATGAAGTAGCAACAGATGAAGCTACAGGTATTACTTTTCTAAAAAATTTATATAAAGAACCTAATGATGTATGGAAACAAACATCTTACAATACTAAAATGGGTAAATACTGGGACAACAATCAAAGTCCTCCAGTAGAACATGCAGATCAATCTAAAGCTTTTAGATTGAATTATGCTGGTATTGGTTGGGTATGGAGTGAAGAACTACAAGGTTTTATAGAAGGTCTTCAACCTCATGCATCTTGGACTTTAGATTCTTCTACAGGAAACTGGAATCCACCAATTGCTAGAGTAGGTGCACCCTATATTATTTGGGATGAAGAAAATCAAACTTGGGAAGACCAAGAAGGCAATCTAGCCCCCTAGTTAAAAATAATTAAAATTTATATTAAAACGAGCTTTTTGATTAGTACATGTACTACTTGAATGAGGTTTGTTTCCATCAAATAAAACAATTCTGTTTTCAATAGAGTCTACTTTATTGTCAGAAAAATGAGTTCCTCCATCATTTGTATTAAGAGAAAAAACAGCTGCTTTATGTTTAAAATTATAATCTATGTGTTTTTCATTAATATGAAGTTTATCAGTTTTAGGATAACAATTAATTTTAATTCTAATTAATGATTTTATTTTTAATTTATCCCAAAACATATCTTTAATAACTTCATAAAATGAACTGTTGGCATTATGGTGATAGGGTATATGTACAAAATATAAAGTATTATCTATTTTAGAATGTTTTGAATTTATAACCGATTCAAAATACCAAGGAAAACTTTTTCCCATAACTATTTCTTTTAACTCTTTAAAAGAATCTTTATCTAAAAAATTATCTACAACTTTACTCATACTTTATTTAATAGTTAATTCGTAATTAGTTTTTCCAGAAATATCTTTTACAATAAATTTTCCTCTAACATGTGCATTAAAAGCTAAAGAATATCTTGTGTCATTACTGAGGTTATCATTTACAGTGTGTTCTATTTTTGAAGGAAATAGAACTAATCCTCCTTCTTCAGGGTTTATATTAAAAGCTTGTCCTTGAGTAGCGGTAGCCTCATCATACTCCATCCAAATGTCTGGATAAAATAAATTATGATTGATCTGGTAACCTTTTTGAAATTGAATACCACCCATTTGAGGAGCTCTTTTAAAATAATAGACTCCACTAATCATACTATTTACATGACTGTGTGTTGTAGAGCCTTCTCCTTTTTTAAATTTGTTTACCCAAGAATCAGTTAAATAGAAATTAATTTTATTATTAATTTTTAAATGATCTCTAATAAAAGTTTCAAGATGATTTTCTATTTTAGATTTTAAATCTGGCATTTGATTTAATATTTGTTTATCATTAGAAATATCAAACCTTTCATTAGTGGCTCTTTCGAATTTTATTGTCTTAAGGAATTGCAAGTAAGATTTTTTAACAGGTACTTCACCAATGTATATTGGTGTAGGCCATAAATTTAAGATGTCGTATTTCTCTGCTTTCATATATTGTTTTCTAATATAACTTATCTATAATAAAAAGCAATGAATATCGTAGAAAGATTTTCTAAAATTCTTACAAACGTTGAATACCCTGAGTCAATTAAAACTTGGAATATTGCAGGAATTCTACCTAACTCTAATGAGCATCAAAAATTTGATGTTAGAGACATGTTTAAATTAGATGAAGGAGGCCTGGGAAAAAAAGTAAAGTTAAATACTAAAGTCGATAAAATAGTATTTGAAACAAATAAAGAATGGATAATATTAGATCAAAAAGAATATAATAACTATCTCTTAAAAAACAAACCTAAAGTAATTCAATTAGAAATATTAATAAATAATTTAGATTGGACAAAATTTATTTCGAAGGAATAATAAGTTGTTTTAATCTAGTATCTGAAGCACTCACAGTACCTGTAATAAAAGTATTAAAAGCTAAACTAATACGAGTATTTTTATTTTCTTTAGCTGGAACTGAATGAGTTAAAGAAGAAGGGAATAAAATTATTTCATTACTTTTAATATTAAAAGTATAGAACTCACAATTAAAATTATTAAATTGATCAACTTCCGGCATAATAGTTTGATATTTTGCTTTATGAAATCTAATGCAATCAACTCCTTCAATAGCATCAAAGTAAAATACACCTGATAGAAAAGAATTAGGGTGAAAATGTTGATGATGATATTCTTTATCACTGGTGTAGTTTAACCAGGACTGTGTGATGTAAGGCTTAATTTTATCTTTAGTTGAAATAATAAGTTTAAAATAATCTTCTACAAATTCATCAATTTCTTTTTTTAATTTTTTAAACGGAGTTTTATTAAGTATATAGTTATCTTCACTATAAGTGTTTCCAGCATTCATTCTTGTTTTTTGAGATTTAGCAAAGTCTATTTCTTTTTTAGTTAGCTTTCTTTTTAAGGAATTTAAATAAACTCCTTCAGGAAAAATAGGTACTATTCTAGCTACTTCCATTTTGCTTCCTCACTTTCAACATAATTAAAAGCAATGCTGTATCTAGATTTTTTATTTAAATTAGATTTAGTTCCGTGTTTTAATAATGGAGAAAATAAAATTAATTTACCTTTTTTAGGTTTTATAGAAATATCTAATTCTTTAAAATATAATTCTTGATCTGAGTCTTGTAAGTACAACACTCCTGAAATTATGCATCCATTATGGTCATGCTCTCTAATCCTATCGTTATAACTTATTTTAGTTCCCCAGGCATCTCTTAAATAACAACTAACTAAAGAAATTTTTTCATCTAAATAATTAGTACCTATTTTAACAACACTTAAAAAATTTTCATCTTTTATAAAATAATCCCAAGCAGTCATTTCTCCTTTTACATGTGTAACATAATTACAATTAGTCGGGCTATTTATACCTTCTTCTATTCTTCTAATAAAATAAGGAGAATTAATTTTTAATTCTAGTTCAATTAGAAACATGTCTTTTTTTACAGGTTTCTCTATGTGCTTTATTAATTTCATATCTGTAGTCTTGTATTTACCATTTAATTAGTATAAATACAATAGTTAGAATGTCTAATACAGTATGCATACCCTTTGGTGAGCCAATCATAAAGTACAATGATTTAAATATTGATAATAAAACTTTATTAAAAGAATTAAAAAATACAGAGATGAAAGATACAGGAGGAAGTGAAGGCACTTTCATTTCTAAAGACATGAATATATTTAAGTATTTAAAAGATGGTCAAAGTATAGAGAGTACTTTTTTAACTCGTATTAGAGACGCTGTAATAAAATTAGATTACAACACCGATATTGCCATAGGTAATTGTTGGCTTACAATGACTAAACCAAAAATAAACGCTACACATTATCACTTACATTCTAACTATTGGTTAAGTGCGTGCTATTACCCTATGGGAGATAAAAAAGATAATTTTGGAATTGAATTTAAAAGACCTACTCCTTTAATTTTTGATGTACCTAGATCAAACTTTGGAACTTTTAACTCATTAACTTATCAACTCAGAGTGACAGCAGGAGATTTTATTGTTTTTCCATCTTATCTAGAACATAGAATTTTAGCAAATAGTACAAAGATAAAAAGATATAGTATGGCTATGGTTATTAACCCAACAGGAAAAATTGGAATAAATGACAGTAGTATTGATTACAGTCCTTTGTATAGATAATGAAAAATTTAAAAGATTTTATTTCTGTTAAAAAATCTATTCCTGACAACGTCTGTGATGAGTTATTAAAAAACATAAAAGAACAAAAATGGGAAAAACATAAATGGTATGGAGGAGAGAAAGATTACGTTTCATTAACAAAAGATGCTCTTGTTAAAAATGCTCTACAAAAAGAACAAGATATTTTAATGCCTTTTATTCAAAAGACTTTATTTGAATATCAAAAAGATAAACAGTTTAAAGACACTAATGAGCTCAGAGCTCCATTTTGTGAAAAAATTTCTCCTATAAGATTTAATGAATATGGAAAGCATAAAACAATGGCTCCTCACTATGATAATATTAAAGATCTATTTGATGGGGTTCATAAAGGTGTCCCTCAAATATCCATAGTAGGAATATTAAATAATGGTTTTAAAGGTGGTAAATTTTTAATACGAGACGAAGAAATAAAATTAAAAAAAGGAGATATTCTTTTATTTCCTTCTTCTTTCTTATATCCTCATACAGTTACTGAGGTAACAACAAAAACTCCAAGATATTCATTTGTTTGCTGGGGATTTTAGACTATACTTGTCTCTAAAATATTGATGTATTTTTCCAATAATTTAGATATACTCACCTTATGGCACTAAAAAAAGTAAATTTCGCAGCGGGTTTTAATAAACAAAGTGTACCCTCGGCTCTTCCAGGACAATGGGTAGACGGTGATTTTGTAAGATTTAGATATACCGCACCTGAAAAAATAGGTGGCTGGCAACAATTAAGTGTTGGTCAAGAAACTATTCCAGGACCAGCTAGAGCACAGTTAGCTTTTACTAGTTTAAAAGGCGAGAGATATACTGCGATAGGGACTTCTCAAGGGCTTTTTTTATATTACGGAGAACAATTTTACGACATTACTCCTTTAGATACCGCTATAACGGGAGCAACTTTTAATACTTTTTCAAGTCAAAATAATGTAACGGTCAATAAAAATGGCCATAATTTACAAGTAGGTAGATACGTAACTTTTTCAGCGGTAACTCCTCCTACTGGATATAGTGCAACAGATTTTACAGAAGGTGCTTTTGAAATTTTAACTGTACCAAATGCAAATAGCTTTACTATTCAGATGAGAGTTAATGCTAGTGGAGCAGCCTCTGCTTCAGGAGCCGCAATTATTAATCCTTATGAAATAGTAGGACCTACTTTTCAAACATTAGGCTATGGCTGGGGAACTTATATTTGGGGAGATTCTACATGGGGCACAGAAAGAGGAACTAGTAATGTAGTATTAGATCCTGGTAATTGGAGTCTTGATAATTTTGGTGAAGTACTTGTAGCAACTATTTTTAATGGTAAAACATTTACCTGGAATGCAGGAGCAACTAACCCTAGAACAGTAAGAGCTTCTACCAGCACTTCAGGTTTTCCAACGGCAGCCAATCCTACAGCAACTAGATTTACTCTTGTTTCAGATAGAGACAGACATTTGTTTCATTTTGGAACAGAAACAACTGTTGGAACACCATCAACACAAGATCCTATGTTTGTAAGATTCTCGGATCAAGAAAATTTAAATACTTATTTACCTACCTCTACTAATACTGCTGGAACATTTAGATTAGATACAGGTAATAAAATTACTGCTGCTCTTCAGGGTAAAGATTATGTTTTTGTACTAACGGATCTTGCAGCTTATGTTATTCAATTTGTTGGTCCACCTTTTACTTTTTCAGTAAGACAGGTGGGAACTAACTGTGGATGTATTTCTCAACATGCGGCCACCTATGTTAATGGAGCAGTATATTGGATGTCAGGAGAAGGAGGATTTTTTATGTACGATGGTACTGTTAAATCTCTACCTTGTTTAGTTGAAGATTTTGTATTTACTATAAATAATGGAAATTTAGGTATTAATTATAATTCAGCAGATACAATTTATTCAGCTGCAAATAGTTTATATACTGAAATTAATTGGTTCTACCCTAAGTCAGGATCAGAACAAGTTGATAGATGTGTAACATATAACTTTAGTGAAAATGTATGGACTACTAGTTCATTAGCTAGAACCACATATCAAGACCAAGGAGTATTTACTTTACCTTATGCTACAGAGTATACGGCTACTGGCACACCAGTATTTTCACCAATCTCAGGAATTACAAATACATATGGAGCATCTATTTATTATGCTCATGAAGTAGGAACTGATCAAGTTAACAGCTCAGGTACATCTTCTATTGATGCGTTTATAAGATCTGGAGATTTCGATATTGAAGATGGAGAAATTTTTATGTCAATGAGAAGATTTATGCCGGATTACAAACTTCTAGTAGGTAATTCTAAAGTAACTTTATTTATATCTGATTTTCCTTCAGACTCACAAACAAGTTCACCTTTAGGACCCTTTACAATAACAAGCACTACTGATAAAATTGATACTAGAGCAAGAGGAAGATTACTTTCTATAAGAATAGAAAATGACGCTGCAGGAGAGACTTGGCGTTATGGTAGTTTCAGACTTGACGCACAACCAGATGGGAGAAGATAATGACAAAAAGATTAAATATTAAAAAAGCAATTAAAAAACCAGGTTCTTTAAGAAAGGCTTTAAATATTAAAAAAGGTGAAAAAATTCCTTTAGATAAATTAAACAAAGCAGCTAAAGCAAAAGGTAAATTAGGTCAACGAGCTCGTTTTGCTAAAACATTAAGAAAAATAAATAGAGCATAATGGCTAAATTAAGTAATTATATACCCGAACCTAAACAAGAGTACGACGTAGAAAATCAAAGACAGATTATAGAATCTGTAACTACTATGAAACAACAACTTAATTTTTCTTTTCAACAGGATATGAAAAATGAACAAGATACTTTTAATTATTTTTTATCATGAGTATATTTTATAGAAATCAAACTTTTGATTTAACTACTACTAATTTAACAACAGTATTAACTATTGCTGTCTCGGCTATAGCAATTGTCAAAACAGTACAAGCGGTTCATACAGTAGCTGCTGATGTACAAACAAACTTATTTATTAAGAAGCCTGGTGTAGGCGATGTTACTATTGCTACTGAAAATATTAATAAGGCAACAGTTGATATGATAACAAACACCTTGAATTTAGAAGCAGGAGATGTTATAAAACTACAAGCGGATACAGCTAATAAAATTACAGGTGTTATTAGTTATGCTTTAATAAACAGAGAGAATGAAAATGGATAAAGATATACCAACAATAAATTGTACAACTGTTATTGTTTTTAGAAATACTAAAACTGGTGAAAAGTTTACGCAGAAAGTAGAGGGACCTGATATTGTTCAAGATGTTACAGTTCAAGTTTCTCCAAAAGGATTAGATATAATGCAGAAAGTGATGAATCAAAAAAATGATAAACCAAAGCCCTAAAGGCGGAACTGAATTACAATTAGAGTATTTAGAAAAATACGTTAATAAAGAGTTATTAGATCAGGTACAGCTAACACTTTCTGTCCCTGAAAAAATACCCTTACATCCTACAAAGTTAAATATACTTTGGCAAAAAAACTCTTACGATCAACCCAATATATATCCATGGTTTAAGAATAAAGAAAACCATAAAAAGTATGATTGGTATGTTTTTAATTCACATTGGACTTATGAAAAATTTAGAATGGTATTTGAAATTCCAGAAGAAAAATGTGTTATTATTAAAAATGGTATAGATAAAATAACAAAATCAAAACCTTATGAAAAAGGTATGCCTATAAAAATAATTCATCAAAATACTCCCTGGAGAGGATTAAGTGTTTTATTAGGGGCTATGCAAAAAGTTAAGAACCCTTTAATTACCTTAGACGTTTACTCTTCAACAGAAATATATGGAAAAGATTTTCATACAAAAAATAACTCTCTCTATATTCCTTTATATGAACAAGCAAAAAAATTACCTAATGTAAACTATATTGGATACAAACCAAATTCATATATTAAAGAACATCTTAAAGATTATAATATGTATGTTTACCCAAGCATATTTGAAGAGACTTCTTGTATCTCTTTATTAGAATCTATGGCTGCAGGTTTATATTGTGTTACTACAAATTATGGAGCTCTATTTGAAACTGGAGCAGAATTTCCTATGTACATTCCATACAGTAGTAATTATAGAAGTTTAGCTGAAAAGTTTGCTTATGGTATAGAAGCTGCTGCACTTAGTTTACACGACCCAATAATACATAACCATTTAAGTTCACAATCTGAATACGCACATCAGTATTATGGATGGGGCAAGCAAGGTTCCTCGTGGGCTAGATTCTTACAAGGAGCTATAAATGCAAAAAAGTAATACGCCCTCGGGCAAAAACAATGAACCCATCTGGTTTGATGAAAACTCTCAAAACGACACAGAAATAACAACTATAAATTTAGGAGGTCAATCTCCTCATAAAATTATGTTATGCACACCTTGTCATAGTGATGTTTCAATGCATTACTGTCAAGCTGTTCTAAAGTTTCAACAAGAATGTTGGCAAAAAAAAATTGGAGTTAGTTTTACTTTATTAAAATCTTCATTGGTTACTCAAGGTAGAAATTTATGTGTAGCTGAAATGTTAAATCATCCAGATAAATACACTCATTTATTATTTATAGATTCAGATATAGATTTTCAAGCAAAGACTATATTTAAAATGCTAGAAGCAGATAAAGATATAATAGGATGTCCTTATCCTATGAAAATGTTTAGCTGGGATAAATCATGGAGAAGATTAAATGAAAAGAAAGATGCTATACAAAACGAAGAAGATTACTTACGTAGTGCTTATACTTTTCCTGTTAAATTAGATAACCCAAATAATGTTGAAAGTAAGGACGGTGTAATTGAATTGTCACATGCTCCGACTGGATGCTTCTTAATTAAGAGAGAAGTGTTAGAGAAAATGATGAAAGCTTACCCTGAACTAGAGATATTTCAAGCTACTATTATTAATGGTAAGGAAGTTAAGTCACCTAATGTGTATAACCTATTTGATACTTTACATGACCCTAAAACTAAAAGATATTTTGGTGAAGACTTTGGGTTTTGTCAAAGATGGAGAGATATTGGTGGTAAAGTATATGGCTATATAAACGACTATATTACCCATGTCGGAGAACATTCTTATACTGGTCGTTTTTTCGATGATCTTTGGCAAGGTAGCAGACCTCTTAAATCTGTTGACGATACTAAAAAAATCAAATAAAGTAACATATTCCAGGATAAGTACGCCTGCTTAACAATATAAATATATTTAAATTATGGCAATATCTAGATCATTGATGAACAGACAATTAAGAGCAAACGGTGGCATTATGAATGTTACACCCAGAGAAAATTTTGGTATTGGAAGTTCTCTTAAAAAATTTGTAAGAAAAATTATACCTAATGAGATAGCGGATATTGCAGTTAAGGCTGCACCATTTGTTGCACCATTTAACCCTGCTCTTGCAGGAGTAATGTCAGGTGTAGGTACGTTTGATCAAACAGGAAGTATTAGTTCAGGTTTAAAATCTGGAGCTATGAATTACGGTGGTGGTCAGTTAGCAAGATATGCAGGTGGCGCAGGTTTTCAAGGTAATCCTTTTGGAGACGGTGGAGCATTTACTGGAAGTGGTTTTAGAGGTGGATTTAGTTCCCCTTTAGGAAATAAAACAGGTCTTGGTAAGTTTTTCTCGAACCAAGGAACTGATGCTGTTCAAGGTATAGGAACTGGAACTACAGGTGATGCAAATATAGCAGAACAAATAGCTGCTCAAGGTAGAACTGTTAACGCAGATAGCACAGGATTATTTGCTGAAGGATTAACAGGTGGAACAGAAGTATTAGCCAATGAAGTATCATTGGTACCTAATGCAATAATAGATAAGTCTGTAGTAACTAAAGAACCTGGATTTTTAAAAAATATGTTCGACGGAATAAGTAATCAAGACTATGGTAAAGTTGCTAAAACAATTGGAGACGGAGCTAAAAAATTTGGTAAGGCTATGTTTACAAATAAGGATGGTTCTATTGACAAAGCAGCAGTATTAGGAGCAGTAGCTTTCTCAGCTTCCTACGCAGAAGCTAAAGCATTAGCAGCCGACGCTGGAGTAGAGATAACTCCAGAAGAATATGATGAAGCAACTAAAGCAGATAAACAAGAAGAGTATGCAGGTTACTTAACTAACTTCTTTGGTGGTCAAAAAGATGGTGGTAGAATAGGTTATGAAAGTGGAGCTAATGAATACATTACGAAAAGAGAACGTAAAAACCCAATGCGTGGGTTAGGTGGTTTGTTAGGCGGATTAGATCCAACGATAGACGAGTCTGGTCAAAACATAATAATAGTAATGACAGAGAACGGACCTCAAGCGATGACCGAATCAGAATTTAATGAACAAATGGGTATAAATAATGGAATTGGACCAATAGTAATTGATATGATGAATTTTGGTGATGAGAAAAAACCTAGAATAATTGATTTAGGAAAAGATATGAAAAAAGATGGCGGTAGAATAAACAGAAGATTAGGTTCACCAGAAAAAGGTGAGTCGGAAATAGGTATTATGTCAATCGACGTTGAAGCAGGTGATGACGAAGGTGATGAGTTAGATGGTTTACTAGCGGGGCTTTCATTTAGTTCTGCAGAAAAAAGTTTTTTATTTAAAAGATTAGGAGGTTCAGGTGGAGCAAGTAGATCATACACTATGCCTCAGTTATATAAAATTTTAAGCAATCCAGGTGCTTACCCCAATGATGCGAGAGCATTAAAAGAAATAACTATTGGTTTAGGTATTGGTAAAAAAGATGGTGGAAGAATAGGGTTTGCTTTCGGTACTCCTGATAAAAATATGGAGGTTACAGACGAATTAGATGTAAATACTATTTATAGACCCAATGCTGATTTTAATAAAAATATAGAAGTTGAAGACGAAAGTTCAATAACTTTACCAGACAATACTATGATGGCAGGAAATAATAGAATAGGTGAATTATTATTTATTCGATCTGAAAGAATGGCTAAGGATGAAGACTATTCTGACATAGATGCAGAGTTAAGAACTCTTGGTTATTTTATGAAAGCTGAAGGTGGTATTATGCAAGCTAAAATGCCCACAGGAAAAATAAGACAAAACAATGCTGGTGTAGTAGAGAGAGACTACAGAGATGAAGGTGGTTTTGTTCCAGTAGGTATTAAAGAAAGAGCAGATGATGTACCCGCTATGTTATCCAAAAATGAATTTGTAATAACTGCTGATGCTGTAAGAGGCATAGGTAATGGCAGTGTCGAAGAAGGATCTAAAAAATTATATAACACGATGAAACAAGCTGAACAAAAAGGAAAAACAGCATAATGGCAACAGATTATACAACAACAACTAGACGAGCTCCTTTTTTAGAAGCAGCTCAAGAAAATTACGTAGACTTATTAACACAACAAGTAGGTAGAGCTCCAGGCTCTACTGGTGTACCAACGTTATCGGAACTTGGACCATCAATTGCAGGACAAAATGTTTTAACACAAGCAGCACAACAACAAGCAGCAACTCAAGGAGGCTTAGGAGCCTTAACTTTTGGAGCAGAAGGACAAGTGACAGGTGTAGGGGCTGGAACTGGAGTCTCAGGATATGAACCTTATTTAACTCAAGCAGGTCAATACTCAGGACCACAAGCTTATCAACAATTTATGTCTCCTTATCAACAAGATATTATAGACACAACTCTACAACAATTTGATCAACAAACTGCACAAGGCGTTCCTCAGTTAGCTGCAAATGCTATTAACGCTGGAGCTTTTGGTGGTGGAAGAGATGGAGTAGCTCAAGCTCAATATGCTTCTGATGCAGCTCTGAATAGAGCACAATTACAAGCTACAATGTTGGGTACAGGATTTAATCAAGCAAACATATTAGCGAACCAAGGATTTGATCAACAAAGACAATTAGCATCACTACAACCATCGTTGGCTGCAAGTGGAGTACAACAACTTGGTGCAGCTGGTACAGGAAACTTAGCTTATCAACAAGCTTTGCTAGATGCTAATCAACAACAAAACCAATTGGCATACAATGAACCTTTAAATCGAATCCAGTCATTTGGATCAGGGATTGCAAGTCAAGCAAGTGGATCACCTCTAACTACTACCAACCAAAGTATGGGCGGTGGAGCACAATCTGTTGGACCTTTATCTCAAGCTT